GATTCAAATTCTCATTTACCCGATGATATTTATTTTATAAACAAAAAAAATCAAGAAAATAGACAATATATAGAGTTTGAGTTGGTTTCATCTCTTGAGCTTGAAGATTCTCCTGTTCCTGCAAGAATTATATTGTCTGATTATTGCGGATGGACGTATAGATGTAATGTTGGATGTAATTATCAAGGATTGCCAATTGAGACAATTGAAGGTCAAGATTTGACTGTCAATGTGACTCCTGGGACGTATCCAAGAAAAGCTCAAGATGTTCCAGAATGGAATAGATATGGTCCGGGCGGATCAAAAGAATCTCCAGTTGGATATAAACTTGGGGATGTTGTTAAAATTATTGGCAAATCATCGGTTGATTCATACAAGAAAATTCCTCAAGTTTTTGTTTGCACGAAAAATCATGTTAACGCATCCACTCATCATCCATTTTTTGATAAAGAATACTGGCTAAAGGATGAATGTCAGAAAAATTTAAATGCATGTAAAAAAAGATTTGATAGTAGATTGTCGAGCTTGCATAGTCATAATGGTGCGTCTAAATCTCCCGGTTTGCCGTTTGGAGGTTTTCCAGGAACAGAAAAATTTAATGTTGAGTAATTTGCCAGAATATATTCTGGAAGATTGTAAAAGATATGCGAAAGGTTTTCCTAATCAAGAATGTTGTGCGTTGATTATAGCGTACGAGAATCAATTAATTTTTAAACCAACTAAAAATCTTCACCCAAATCCAATTGGATTTTTTGCGATTGATCCTATTGAATTGATTGAATATGATGTAGCTTATGTGTTTCATAGTCATTGGAATGGAGGTTCAAGGCCGTCATCTTTTGACAAGAAAAGTTCGAATGAATTATGCATACCTTTTTTGATATATAGTTTGATTGATGATGACTTTTTCTTATATGAAAATATAAGTGTATAAACATAAAAGGTTTAAGGTAAAGTGAAAACGGTATATCTACATGGTCAATTAGGTAAACGCTTTGGTAAAAAGTGGGAGGTCGCCGCGAACACACCTATCGAAATTGTTCAAGCACTCGAAGCAAATAACGAAGGATTTCTTCAATACGTTTGCAAAAAAGCAAACGAGGGCGAAAATTATGTTTTCATCAAAAAAGATCCAAAGAAAATAACAAGCGAAAATGATGTAAAAGAAAGTTTGTTGCAGGATTATGAAACACAAATAAAATACCAAAATCAAGAAATACACGTTGTTTCTCAAGCTTATGGTGGATTTATTACTGCCGCAGTCACTGCAACGCTAGCTGCGGTTGGGGTGACTAGCGCTTTAGCCGTCACCATAGCTACTTCAATGGTTTGGGGCGTTGTCGCTCAAGTTGCAATGAACGCACTATTCAAGCCGCCCAAGCCACCTGCACGCCAAAGCCCTACAAACACCAAATCATTTTTAATGTCTGGTGCATTAACTCGACAAGCTCAAGGTATTGCGGTCCCTTTGGGTTATGGAAGATTAAAAATTGGCGCAGCCAATGTCGCTGTCAATAAAGCAAACAAAAAAATAAACAGCACAAAAAATGCATCTGTTTTAGAGTCGTATACCGAAATGGAATTTCTTGATGTTTTGTGCGAAGGGCCAATAGAGGGATTTGTGAATAAATATGGTGGAGCAATATCTGGAGGAGATATTCGAGAGGGCATATTTTTAAATGACGTGCAAGTTAAGTCTACAGAAAGCGGACAATATAATTATATACTTAATGAAAAAGAAAGTTCGCCTGAGGGTGCGCCAATTTTTAAAGATGGACATGCTCAAGATAAAACTATAATTGCTGATAAAGTATATTCAGTAAAAGATTATGATACATTGCTTTATGGTGGTAGTCCATATGACGTAAACGGTTCTCCGGGTTCAAATTATGGATCTATTTCCCAGGCAAAAATAAATGGAGCAAAGGTAATATCTCATTTTGTATCCAATAGAAATGTTGGCAGGGTTACCTTTTCATTTAAAGCAGAGTTGGCTATATCGAATGATGATGGTAGTACAAGCAAAAATAATGTAAGATTCGCATTATTGGTTTCTCGTAGAGATGGAGAATATAATATATTAGATTCTGCGTCTGGCTGTTCGATTGAGTACGAGGCTGAATCAGGGTTAACAACTGTTGGAAAAGACTACAATGCTTATATACAATTAGAGGGAATTGCCACGGGAACCTATCAGTTTGATTTGCATGTAAAATACAGTCCAGAAATAAATTCTTCAGAAATATCTGGAGGAGTAACTTTTAAGCTTATAAAACTTAGTAGGGAATATGATCAATCTGTAAAGGGTGGAGATGTTGGCGGAATTGCAAAAACGCGAAGGCTTCAACTCGCTCATGTAGCCGAAACCATTGATGAGAAATTGTTGTATCCAAGTACGGCAATGGTTAGATTGTTGATTGATGGAAAAAATTTCCCCAGCGTTCCAGACAGAAACTATCATATGAAATTAAAAAAAGTATTGATTCCTCAAAACTATAATCCTCTCTCAAGAAAATATGAGGGTCCATGGAACGGTTTGTTTAAGGGGCAAGGAGATGCATCTCAATCAATCAATGAAATATCAGATAATAATAAATACTGGACTGATAATCCTGCTTGGATATTTTTTGATTTGTTACATAATACAAGATATGGTATTGGTAAATACGGATTAGAGGAAAGTAATATTGATAAATGGCAATTATATAAAGTCGCGAAATATTGTGACGAATTGGTAGAAACAAATTATCCAATAGAAACATCCACTGGTTTGCCGCTGGCATTTTCTTCGTCTGGTCAGGCTTCTAATGGACAGTTTCAAGTAAAGTTTGAAGGTTCATTTGGTAATGATGTTAATTTTATTGGAAAGAAGGTTGGGTTTTTTATTTTTCAGCATAGTTACGGATCTGGAGAACTGACAACTTCTCAAAGATCAACAATAACGCAAAAATCTATAAATCGAGAAGGCGGAATCATGATAGAAGAAAGAACTATTATAAGTTATGATGAAGTCGCTGGCACAATGACGCTTTATGGCCCCAATTTTGGCGATAATACTGCGGCTTTTGGCTCTAATAATACTGTTTTGGGTGCATGTGCAATACAAATTAACCATCCAATTGTTGAGCCGCGATTTACTGCAAATTTATTGTTGACCGACAGATCTGAGGCGATGCAAATAATAAATTCAATGACCTCAATTTTTAGGGGAATGGCCAGTTATATCGGCGGAAAAATAAGCGTAACAAATGATAGTTTCAAAAACCCAATTCAATTGTTTAATAATTCAAATGTTATCAATTCAGAGTTTCAGTATTCTGGCGTGTTGAAAAATAAAAAGGTGACCGCAGCCATGGTGAGATTCAATAATAAAGATAAAAATTTCAAGCCTGACTTGGTTTATGAAGAAGATGCGACGTCCATGCAGTCGTTGGGATATATCGAGAATGAAACAATGGGGTTCGGTATAACTTCAGAAAGTCAAGCAAGGCGATTGGCAAAGTGGATATTGTTAACTTCTCAATTAGAAACAGAAACAATAAAATTTGTAGCAGGGCAAGAAGCCTCTTATCTTTTGCCTGGGTATGTTTTTGAAGTGTCAGATGAAGCGCGCACAAACACGGATAAAAGCGGTCGTGTGTTAGATGTTCAATTATATCGTAATCGAAACATAATAAATGACAATGAAATTCAAGAGAATGTAAATATATATGACCCTTACATTTTGATTGATAAAGATAATGCTTCTACTCCTAGTTATTCGCGCATTGAATTGACTGTATATAGCGGGCAAACAAATGAAACGCTACAAGATATAGATAGAAGGTCATCGTTTGAAAAAAGTAAGGATGATCAAGATAGCGAAATTGAATCTCTAAGAACTCCGCAGATTTCTAGATTCGAGGGTTCGATATATACCGATCCAAGTATAAACACTTATGGTCCTCAGGGGCAGAAAACGATTGTTAGTGACTTAACATTAAAATTACCAATTGAATTGTCCATTTCAGATAACCAAATAAAAGTATACAATCACGGATTTTCTGATGGAGAAAGAATTTACTTTACGACCGATGGAGTTCTTCCTGGAGGAATAAAATCTGTAGATAATGGTATTGCAAATTATTACATAATTGAATCAACTAAACATACATTTAAAATATCTGAATCTTCTGGTGGTAGTGAAGTGAATATATTTTCTGTTGGAAAAGATAGATTTGGAAATTTAGGGGGATTGCATTATGTAGTAACAAACAGTAACTC